CCAAATCCTAGTAACTGATTCTCCAAATCATTTAAATCTAAAGTATGACCCTGTACTTGTTCTCTCCATCCTGTTAAAATAGATACAGTATCCCCACCGAACTGATTAAACAGAGCGGCTTTAGCACCCACCGCCGTAAGTGCTAACTCTTCTTCTCTTAAATCCTTTACATTCTTTTTAAACATCGCCGACCAAAGGGTTAATGCCTCAGTTCCAAATATAGCCGACAAAGCTGTATTTCGTTGAACATCAGTCAATCCTACAAGTTTAGTTTGTAACTCCTCTACTATATCAGCCATTCCTCTTAACTTACCATCAACTGTCACTATTTCCAAACCATACTGTTGTACAATCTCAGCAGCTGTTAACAACTCCCCTGAAGTTGCCGCAGCCAACTGTTGTAACTTCTGTAAAGATATCCTTAAATTTCTACCTGCTATTCCTGCCCTAATCATGTTGTCTCCAGCAGTCATCAAAACAGTCATGGTCTCTTCTACAGACCATCCCGCTAATTGCGCTGAAGCAGCAACAAACTTAAAAGACTCAGCCAACCCCTGTATCGATATTACACTTTCATTGGCAGCATAGACCAACTCATCCGATATCATTGCGAAGGTCTGCATTACAGTATTTGTGTCTTTAGCCTGCATTTCAAAGCCGTTATATATACCCACAGCAAGATTAACGGCATCTCCAACATCCATCATGCCAACTCTGGCCATGTTCAATATAGGCTTAGTCGCACCCATAACCTGGTTGAAATTAAAGCCGGCCATTGCTAGGCCTTGCATAGCTTCTCCAACCTGCTTAGAAGAGAAGCCAGTTATAATACTTAACTCCATCATCTTACTGGCGACTTGCTCAGTCTCCTTAGCAGTAGAACCCAACACTGTGCCTACTATAGCCGCCTGATACTCCACCTCTGCGTAAGCAGAAGACATATGCTTTGCTACATTTCCAAAAGCCTGTCCAATTCTACTTAACATACCTCCGGCTGCCATTAAGCCGAAAGCCATATAAAGAAATACTGTCCTCGTACCAGATGCCTGTTCTGAAGCAACTCCAAGAGCATCTCCAAGAGTCTTTGTCTTGGCGATGATGTCCTGAACATCACCCTTAACGATAACACCTACAGTGGCATTCATGCCACCAACATCTTCCGCCATTAATCCATCTCCTTAAAATGATATTGATGTGTACGAGGACTGCCTATTTCACCGGCCTGCATCTCATAGTACTTTTTCAAAGCTATCAAATACCTTATATACTTTCTAAACGGCCATTTTCTAATAGCTTCTACACCACCAGGCACGTTGAAATCTTTGGCAATGAGGTAAAGCTGAAATTCAGACTCTACCTCATCTTCAACTTTTTTTGGGCCAACTCCGTCAAACCGAGAACATTTTCTAGCTCCCCGATTATCTGTGCAACAACTATGCCTCTCATCTCTCTATCAAAGTCAATTTTCGGCTCCACTATACACGTTCTCATTATTTCTCTTGCATATACATTCTGCAAGAGCTCACCATTGACTGTGGCCTTTTTCGTTATATCAAACAGATTCTCAGTGCTTAAGTCTCTTACCTTGAACGTTATGCCGGAGACCGTAAAGGTAAACAACTCCGTCTTCGCATATAACTGTTCAAGAGGATCGGTGTTCGATCCCGCTTCTACTGGGGTTTTCCCTTCGTCCATATTACTTCCCTCCTATTTACATTAAAAAAAGAAAAATGGAGACCACACTAGGCGGTCTCCTCGTAGTACTGATAGCCTACAAACTTGTAGGTATACGTTGGTGCCTGCTTCTTGTCGGTCTTGTACTCAGGAAATCCCTGAATCCAAGCAAACCTCATTCCGCGCTTCGAGAACCCAAACGCATTAAAATATTCGGAGTCAATAACCTCGATTTTAAACTCCACTGGGGATTGAGTTCCTGCCTGCATGCCTTTGATTATAGTCCTTAAATAGGCATTCTCAGGAGAAGATGCGTTTAAGGTAAGAGAGGCCTCGGCTCTGGACGATGTATCCACATTGAAACCCACCTCACCAACAAGTCCATCAATAACAGACGAATCACCGGATGGCGATATACCGAAACCATCAGATCCCACCCCAGTCATCGTCTTACCATTGACAGAGCACTTCACCATTTTTATGTTGAATATCTGCGGCCCACCTGCTACATTTAACCTTTCAGCCATTTATATCACCTCAGACGCTTATTGCTAGGTTCAACGTGATCGACTCGATCCTTCCGGTTAGGTAGACAGTCACGTAGATATTCTTCAGGATACGCGCAGCCTTATCAGCAGACGATACATCATTGTAGGCTGGCATAGCCACAGCGAACCCATTAGTAGCAACACCATTCTGCGTGAAGGGCTGCTTTAGGGCGCCCATCTCTACCATCTTTTGGCAGGACTTCTCTATGGTGGACTTGACAGTCAATATGCCCTCATTTGTAAACGGAACAGGCACATCAGCTATCAGAGATTCCAAATCCCACATTATGAGCTCCTCCAAGTAATACCTCGTTCTCGTCACGTCGATAAACTTGTAGGAACCAGTTCCAGCCATGGATAACCCATCTGACATCCTCCAAAGAGACTGCTTGAGTATAAGTGCATTCTCAGCAACAGCTTCGAAGTTTGCAACCTCAGTCTTGGTAAACTGGATAATATTCGCAGAGGTCAGGTTAGGCATCACCTTCCACATCATCTTATCCCACGGCACAGTTAAAGCCATTTTCGCCGTGAGAATTGCGCCCATATCCTCGGTTGTCGTCGAATTCCTATGGGCAATTGTTATAACATTCTTCGACGTGTAGGAGGTTAGCACACCGGCCTTAAGATCCAGTATCTGGACAGTCGCTAACTGGTCTGACCTGCCACATATAGGCATTATCCAGGCGTAGGTATCCGCTAAATCCACCATATGGGATAATATACCCCAATCCTGTGGACTCGCACCACCATTTCCACCAGTCCCCAAAGTGTAGCTCACAAAGTAGATAATATCCACAAGCCGCTCATAATCCTTCATGGCTGCTTCTAACTCAGTCATCTTATAGTAGTCGTAAGCCACGGACTTGGCCCCAGCGCCATTAAGGAAGATAAACGCTCCTTCAGACCCTACCTCGAACTTCAGTGCGCCAGGATCCGCAGGTGGTGTTGCATAGGCATATTGCCCAGTATAAGTTGCACAAACCACAGTTCCACCCTTTACAGGATGGTTGGCAAAGGTCAATGCGCTGCCTGCATTTATTGACTCCGCACCTATAGACGCCTTATCCACCTTCACAATGTAGAAGGACGTCACTCCAACTGCAAATAGGTTGACCGCAGCCTTATACAATTTGCTTGCATTGCCGCAACCAGTCACCACATCCACAATAGAGTTGTACTTAGTCACTGCATTGACACCCAAACTCCCGGCCTCATGTTCTCCTATCAGCATAATGGAACCGTAGCTCGGTACAACCTCTCCAGCCACTAATATTGTCGTATCCACAGTTATCGGATCAACCGGCATTTAACCCACCTTCTTTGGCGTTCCATCTACTTTCGTTTCCACGAGCTTCTTAAGATCGACTATAGGCTTAGTAGCATGATCTTTGACACCCAGGTCTTTAGCCGCTTCCCTAAGCTTACTCTCGGGGATAACAACCTTACTTTCAACCTTGGGTTCGACCACGGCCACATAGTCTATTAAGCCATTCTTCTTTGCTCGCTTCATTTCCTCAGTCTCTCCTTCCACAACGACCTTCTCTCCACTCAAAATGGTTACTCCAGAGTGAAGTAGCTGGACGTTGCGTTTTCCCAACACTTCATATCTTTCGACCAATTTACTCACCTCATTACTGATTTATCGTAACTTCCTGTTCTGTCGTCTCTATAGTCTCTTGCATCGTCCTCTCCCACTCATTCACATAGACGACTTCCATAGTAATCTGTCTCCGCCTAATTTCCTCTCCCACCATCTGTGAATCTAATACTACAACCTCTGATATATTTCTTATGGAAAATGGGCTAGGAAGTTCTACTTCCTCAGCATCATAATTTAACCATTTCCAAACATCCTCTGCTAATTGATCCGCTATCAATATTCCATTCAAATACTCCTTCTTTCCACCAGGTTTATCAACCTCGACATCCTTCGCCCATATATTAATTGTCAAATCATCTATAAAACACCCACCAACATACCTTCTAATCCATGCATGATGATATGTCACATAGGCAGTTGTTCCAGTATCTGGAAAAGTTGGCCCTTTAAAATGTATCTGAGTATAGAAAGGGGGCGTCCCTCCAGACATTTCATACTCCTCTGGTAAGAAGATATAATCCACTCCACTTACTTTACCCACAACTTCATCTATCCTTAATACAAAGGAGATATCCAAAGTATAAGTATTAGTGCCTGTAGTATAGGTTAACGGCTGTTTAGTATGGTCCAACACCCTAGAAAAATCATCCAATGAACCTGCCAACTTAGTCATCATTTTATCATATTCCAAAGTGATAGCTGGGAATTGCTCATATGTATATTGATTAGCGTACCTTTTGAAGGTGTTTATACTATGACCCTGTACAGTAACCTTGTTAGGTAAGTTCTTGATTATTAATGCCTTGGCTTCAGCCCCTAACATTAGTTCACCCTCGATACACCATATAAAGCCACATTAAAAGAGGAATAATCCTCTACACTATGCAACTTCCAAATTAAACCAGCCGCATCTCTAATCTTATCACCTATCTTTAGAGTAGGTACTCCAGTCTGCCCCAATCTAAGATACAGCACATAATCTCCAACAAACTTCATTCCATTTATCCCTAGGTTAAGATTCTGTGGAAATTGAGCTACACCCAACGGTGTTTGTACAACCGCTTTGAAGGGTATCTCAGTAAATGGTTTTTTAGACACATAACCATCCTCCTCCACTTCACCCTCATCATCAACCATTAAGGTAAATTCTTTCTCAAATGCCATGAAAGCGCTACCCAAATCTGCAAACATCTTATATCACCAAAGTATCTCTTACTTTGAAGAAGTCCTGCACAACTACATATTGCAAATCCTCAGAGGTGTCTTCCAACGTAACCTCATAATAATACTTACCTAACAGTGCTTTGGTGTCATCATTCAACAACTCTACTTGTATTTGCCCCTTTGTTGCATTAATAACTGTTATCTCTGCCAATGATAACTTCTTCTGCAAGATATTAGTCGTATCCTCTAGATTCTCCCTTATCGTGAAATACATCTCATTAAAAGGAGTCAAATTCAAAACAACCCCTTCAGTATCCTTTATAGTAACATTGATAGTAAGAGCATCACCCTGATAGATGGTTATCTGACTAACACCCAACTTGCGCGACCCCCTCTATCTCTATTTCCACTTGGGCCTCTCCCTCTATCTCTATTGTTACTTGAGCCACCCCATCAACATTCATAATTACCACATCGATTGCCAGGTCGAACCATCATACATTTCGCCCTTTCCAGAAGTATCATTAAAGATTATCATTCCCTTACCTGGTGTTCCTGGCTTGCTACCACTTGCCATTACTGGTACCTGGATATATTGTCCATCTCCCATTACTTGAACACTGCACCCTTCAAATTTCGCACCTAAAATAGTGCCACCAGTTCCAATACCAGTAAAGAAGTAGTGTAATCCATAGAACGTCTGTCCACTCCCACAAACAACCCCCGAAGCATCTATATAATGCCCTCTCCAAACAGCTCCCGCGCCCATTGTTCCATCAATATCGAATTTCGTACCATACACCGGGAACGTCCTGCCATTTGCATTAATGTAGCCGTCATACGCCGCAGCGTATCCAGACAATGTTATTGCAGAAATATCCCATTGAGCCATGCTATGACGCAAATTGACTGCAATAAAGCCAGTTACTCCAGACTCAAATGTTGTATTAAAAGTTTCAAAATTTCCATTGATTGTTCCTCTGAAATTCGACCCGCCCGGACTAACCGCCGCAAATGAATAACAGATAAAGTTCTGATTAATTACACATGTAGCATCATACATATTCAAACTAGCTGTATAAAACTTCAATCCATTTGGTCCAATATAATTTCCCGCCCAGTTCAAAGATATACCAGTATCAATTTGTATGCCTGCATAGAATGATACATACTCACTACTGGGCTGATATTGATTAGCTTGATACCTATTAAATGACGACCATCCTCGTGGTTGCCTCATGTAATTTTCTTTTTGCACTGTAATATTGATTTGTCCACCAGATATACTTGATACACTTGTTCCCCCAACCGTACTCGGGATGATAATATCACATCTAACACCATAAAGCGTCGGGACACGACTTCCTGCAGTAAAAACATTCCTCTCTCCAAAGTTTATCCAGACACCATTTATTGTTGTGGTCGATTGACAATTCCAACTCGGATGGTTACCAACAAATAACCCAAAAGCCTGAGCCATTCCAGAAGTATGTTGGTCATTTATCAATACACCAATCGCAGATCCCCATGCACTGTTAGTCCCGGCAATTTTATAGTTTATATTGAGTGCGCCTCCAGCATAGTGGGACGTATTATCTCCGCGAGCATAATCTATTTTGAAAGTTGGGTACGCATTGAGATGAGGTATCGTCTCTCCATCAATATATAATCCCGTTATACCCGCCGGCAAGTTTATCTTTAAAGCATCCCCTGTCACAGGATTTAATATAATATTCTTTAATCCCAATGCCATATTAAGCGTAAATCCAGTATCTTCCTGTATCTTCAATAAATCAGCATCATTTGCAGCATTCCTAATAAGGAGAACAGGCTTCGCTGAACTATTGTGCTGCAATCTTAAAGCATAATCATCATCCACAGCCCCAATTATATTCGCGCTACCATACTTAGTAAATGTTCTAGGATTGGTTGGACTTCCAACAGTTACATCTGCAAAAAACTTGGCCGTTCTAGCCAACCCATCATCCACCCCCACTTGGAAGTTCCCCATCACTATGAAATTACCAGGAACACTCTCTGGATACCCTAACACTCTTCCTATAACCTTCACAAAATCCTGTACGACCACATACTGTATATCCTCGCTAGTATCCTCCAACATAATCTCATAGTAATAAAGACCGGGCTCAATCTCTTTACTATCATCATTCAATAAAGTTACCTTTAGCTGGCCCTTCGCCGCACTAACAACCGTTATCCCTGCACCCAACGTCTTGTGAATAATCAACGTAGGAGATTCCTTATTGGTCTTCACAGTAAAGTGAATCCCATCATAGTTAGTTAAGTTCAACACCTCTCCATTATTATTAGTCACGCTACAGGTAATCTGGAGAGCATCTCCCTGATATATACTAAATGCCTTACTGCCCATCTTCCACCCTTCCATTAATCATTACTTGATTCCCAACTACCACTTCTCCACTTTCCATATTGATTTGAAACTTCTGCCCTTGAGGAATACCAAGACGTTGACCTATCTTCGCATTCAGGTCATTCTGATAATCCATCTTCATGGTGAGCTTTTGCAAAAGCTGGCTCTTCCTCAGTTCAATATTAACTACTTCTCTGCAGATCATGTCCATAAAGCCATTTACCTCTTTCAGTTGCTCTAGCTCACCAGACGTTACCCTTTGAACTTTCTCTTCAGAC